CTAAAAACTATATGCAAGACGGAAAAACCGTGCGTTTTACCGCTGCCGCTGCCGTAAAAAGTGGCGACGTGGTGATGTTAGAAAACCTTGCGGCAATCGCAATCGCCGATGTGGAAAAATCCGCTGTTGGTGTTGGTTTGACTACCGGTGTATTTACGGTCAAAGCAAAAGCGGCAGACGACATTAAACAAGGTGCAATCGTTTACTGGTCTGCGACTGATGGTGCAACCACCACCGCAGGCACTAACAAGCGCTTAGGTATTGCATGGCACGCAAGCGGTGCGACTGTGGAAACTGTCGATGTCAAGATCAACGCTTAGTCCGTTTGATGACGCGTTAGCACAGGCGGACAAAGTCATTACAGATGTGATGATGTCCGTCTATGTTATCAACGGCAAAAAATACAAAGCGGTGCTTGATGAGGCTCCAAAAGTGATGGGCGGCAATTATAGCGATGATTACTTAATTAACGGTACGACTCGCACGCTAACACTTTTCCGGGCGTCCGGCTATAAGCCTAAACTTGGCGATGTTATCAAAACAACAACCGCAGAATATGTTGTGCGTGGTTTTAGTTTTGAAGATGGCAAGATCGTGTTGCAGTTGGAGTGATGATGAAATCAAGCGTTGATGGGATTGGGCAATTAAGTGCAAATTTTGGCAAATCTAAACGGGATACCCAGAAAGCGGCAGTAGGCGCAATAAATACCGTCGCAAGACGGGCAGTGCGCAACGGAACCGGGAAAGTGGCGAAAGAACTTAGCATACAGCAAAAACTTGTACGCAAGCGCGCAAGGTTGCGTCGCCGAGCGACAAACGCCCGCCCGGAAGCTGAAATCTTAGTGGATCGCCGGAATCTCCCGTTAATTAACCTGCTGAGAGCTGGCGGGAACAAGTTATACGAGGGTAACGGCGCAATCCTTGTCGGTCCGTATGGTGTAGAGCGCGGCTTTAAGCAAAAACTTAAAAACGGGCGAACCCACATCATGCAGCGGAAAGGTCAGGCTCGCTATCCGATTGACGTTGTAAAAATCCCACTCGCTACTCCACTCACAAACGCGTTTAGAGCCGAGCTTAAAGACTATGGAAGTCAAGTTAAGATTGAGATGGCCAAAAAGCTCACTGACGCATTTAAAAAATAGGCTATTACTATGCTAATACACAAAAAAATCAGACAACAACTGACCGCACTTTTGAAAGAGTCACAAATTGGCGTGAATGAGGTTTACTCAGGCAGGCCGTTATTTATTGACATCGATCAAGAGCAGTCGGCAGTTGCTGTTTTTATTGATGCAATCCAAGCGGAGCCGGTTGATTTGTGTCATTACGAGTATATAGCCGATCTCAACATTGCAACTTACTTAAAAACGGCTATTGGCGAAGATGCGCTGGACGAAATCGCCGAAAAAATCAAGAAACGGTTGGAAAGTGCGGTAGATAACGGAGATTTACCGGAAGAGATTACCGAAATCACGTTAAGCGGTTATGAGTATGAACAAGATACAACTAATCGCACTTGGTTTGTATCCAACCTCAAATATCAAATTAAATACGAGGACTAAATATGCCAACACAAACAACCTCTTTTCAGGGGACTAAATTTTATTTGGGCGTGGGCTTAAATGAGGGCAAAGCAGTTACCGCTGCAACCGTAAAACCGAATGCAACAATTACTGCAACCGGCCATGGTGCAAAAACTGGTGACTTTGTAAAGATTACTGGTCTCGGTGCATTAGATGGTTTCTATCCTGTTAAATCTATTGCAACAGATAAAATCACTCTCGCCGATGAGGTCGATTGGAGCGGTCAAGATGCACCAACGGATTTTTCATCCGCAAAAGTGGCGGTCGTCAAATGGTCATCTAATTTCTGCGCTATTAAGCAAATTGAGGGTGATGGAGACACTCTTGGAGAGGAGGATATTACAACAATGTGCTCCGAGGGGACAGAGACTGAGGCTGGAGAAATTGAGTATGGCTCAATCAAACTAACTTTCTTCTATGCTCCGGCAACGCCAATGCAACAAGATTTGCGTAAGAAATTCTACGCCAAAGAAACTTTCCCTTGGATGATGGTGATGAAAAATAATCAAGGCTCGCTTTACGGTACCGGGTTTATTCAAACTTCACCAAATTTCAGCGGTGAGGTTAAAGGTAAATTTGATTCCGGTGTAACCATTAAAAAAGCGAAACGCGATTACTTATTACCTGTAAACGCTTAATCTATACGACCGCACTTTGAAAGTGCGGTCTTTTTCCATCAATCAAAGGATTTTAAAAATGAGCTTGCGTGAAGAATTATTAAAAAACAAACCTAAAGTACACCCGTTTGACTACAACGGTGTAACATACTTTTTCCGAGAATTTAATGTTGGCGAAATGAATCAAGCGTTATATGGCCAACACAATGAGTTGTTGAAACTTGCTGAAAAGCAAGGGATTGAGCTCAACTATGACGACGAAGAAGAGCTAACAAAACAGCTCACCAAGGTACATGACCCTGATCGATTATCCCGTGTGCTGGCTATTCGTTTGTGTGATGCGGATGGAAAAAACTTATTTGACCCTAACAACCAAGACGACTTAGCGGCTTTACGCTCCCTGGATAAAGGATTGTATGAGGCGTTAAATATCGCGGTGATGGATTTACTCCCAAAAAACTTAGCGACCGACGAAAGCTCCAAATAAACTTATCGCTTTCGTTGGGTAAAACGTTGGAAGAAATAGAGCAAATGCCGGAAAGCCACTTTAGGGAATATCAGTTATTTTACCAAGAGCAGCCATTCGGCATTTGGCGCGAAGATTACAGGACTGCCCAAATATCGCACTTGCTCGCAATGATAAACCGAGATCCAAAAGGGAAAGAGCCTGAATTATCAGATTTTATGCCGTTTTTTAGAGATCAAACGAATAAAAAGGACGACGATGACGGTTCGGAAAGATATTTAGCCAATCGATAGACCCAGTTTAACCACTGGGTTTTTTGTTGCCTAAAATTTATAAAGGAAAACATCATGCAATTAGCAAACCCAGAAAATTTCAAACAATTTATTCAAATTAAAGATCACAAAACCGTAACGACATCCGAAACAGTAGCGAAAGTGTTTGGTAAACAGCACAAGCATGTGTTAGATAAAATTCGCGCTATTTTGAGCGAGTTACCTGATGAATTTACAAAGCCGAATTTTGGGCTTTGCTTTAAAAACAATAAATTACAAAACGGTAAACCACAACCATACTTTGAATTAACCAAAGACGCCTTTGTGTTTCTCGTAATGGGATTTACGGGGAAAAAAGCAAATTTGTTTAAACTTTCGTATATTCAAGCATTCAATCAAATGCAAGATCTATTAGAAAAAGAGGGATTTAGTTTAATTCAGCAATATCATCAACTATGTGGTGAACACAAAGCCGAGAAACAATTTGCCAGTTTATGCGGTCAAGGTTTAAATCAATGGAAAGGCAAAAAGCCGGTATTAGAAGCCACGCTGCGCATTATTGAAGATAAAATTCAAATTGAACTACCTTTGGTGGCTGACGGAAAATTATTAAGATAATTGTGATCTAACTCACGGAGATCTACAAAAAAGTTGGGTAAAATTTATCGAACTTTTTAACCTATGGAGATCTAAAATGAACGAAGAAGAAATTTCAGTTGAAACTAAAGAAGTGGTGAATGGCTCAAGTTTGCTTTTAACTTTATTGGGCTTTATTTTCTATATAGGATCTTTTTCAAATATTGGATATGGACTTTCAAAGATTTTTAATTATAAAAATTATGGTGATAACCTATCATCTTTGAATGTGAATGCTTATGTGGGAGGCGATGCATATAACTACATTATTAACGGAACATATGCTACGACTTACTGTGTGATTGGTGTTGTGTCAGCTATTATTGGTAGCACATGTTTTATTGTTAATGCTATTAATAAATCTAGAGCGAATTAATTGGGCAAAAGTCCAAATTAGTTATTAGCCAATAATAACGTTTAAAGCCCCTTGACACCAAAGGGGCTTTTTCATGCGGTAAGATTTTATTTCTTTTTTAGTCATTGCAAGCAATTTCTTGTCAAAATAAAACTTTTCATCTATCATT